GTCGAACAAAATTTTGGGAGACCACTTTCGCCTATCGAAATGGAAATGATTAAACAGTGGCAAACAGAAGATAGTTATCCAGATGACCTTATTCAACTAGCCCTTAAAGAGGCAGTTCTTAATCAGGCATTCAGTCTAAAGTATATGGACCGCATATTACTAAGTTGGGAGCGCAAAGGAATAAAAACTAAAAATCAAGCTATAAAAAATATTAGTGAATTTAAAAAGAAAGATGAATTAGATGAGATACCTAGAGAACAGTTACCAAAAGTGACAATGCACAACTGGTTAAATCCAGAAGACAGTTAAAAAGGAGTTGAAATTATGGGGTTTTCTACAAAACAAATAAAAGACATTCGTCACAAAATGAAAAATGGAAAGATGCAGCTAAAGCAATTCACTGTTGGTGATCTGACATTTGATCAAGTCAAAGAAGAGCTATTTCAAGCAGCGCTAATAGACTATTTAGACTTTCACGGTATCAAGGAAGATATTCATTCTTTCATGCATGATGCTCTGAACGGCGACAGCGAGAAATTAGCTACTGCTCAGTTTGTCGCTGATGAAATTGTCAAAAAAATTGAAGCAGCTGGACTAAAAGATGGCGATGTAAAAAAAATAAAATATGTAAATAAAGATGCTTACGATTCACCAGAACAATTTTTGAGAGAGGAAGGATTGATTAAGTGAAAGCGTGGAGTCAATTTGAAGATATGATCGAGCGAACGAATGAATGGTATTGCCGAAATCGTAAAGGCACAGTGACAAAAATACCTAATGGAACTAAAACTATAAGGGTTGGTGGAAAACCTGTAGTGATTCCAACTAACAAGACAGGATGCGATTTTATCGGACATTTGAAGGGTCGTCCAATCGCCTTTGATTGCAAATCTACTGAAAATAAAACCGCATTTCCATTTTATGTTGGAAATAAACCAATGTTAAAAGATCACCAAAAAAATTTTTTAAAGGATTTTAAATTAAGCGGTGGAACAGCATTTTTATTAATTCAATTCAACAAAAGTCATCAAGTATTTTTAGTGGATGTTGATGATTATTTAAATATGCAAAAAAACTTGGGACGTAAGAGTATTCCATTAGATTACTTAAAAGAGTTTGAGGTTCGACAGCATGGATATTATTCACATTATTTAGAAAAGTTAGAGCAAAACTACTGGTAAGAACAGATTTAGGAGGAGTGGAAATGAGTATTGTATTACCTAAACAAAAACATTTAAGAGGTCCGTTACTTGATTACCTGAGAATTGCAGAGGATAATGGCGACTTGTTTGCATGGAGAAAGGCGTGCGAAATTGGGCGAGAAATATTCTCAGGTGATTTTTCAGACAATGCTAAACCATTAATTGTTATATACAAAGATGGATCTTCAGAAGTATTTAACACAAGAGCTGATGTAATTTCAGCGTGTCGAATCGGAAATGAAACTTTGCGAAAATGTTTGGAGAATGGTGAGCAAGATAGATTGGGTCGCTGTTATGACTATGCCATTTTAGAGTAGCAAATTGTAATAGCAAATCGTATCTTTTGGTTCAATGGGTTATTCATTATGAATTTTAAAATTATGAGTTTGGAGGGGGAGCAATGGGAAAGAATTTACTCAGAGAGAAGAAGCGATTAATACGACAAAAAATTCTTTTTCTGACGGGTGAAAACGAATCTTGGATGAAGAATCCAGAAATCGTGAAAGAAGTCCAGAGGCTCTCTAAGCAATTAGAGTCAGATCTTATAGCGGATAAGCGACCATTACCCAGTTTAGATCCTGATAAATTAACAAAAGAGAAGTACCAACATTTCTTAGATTTAGGTTATCAAGTAGGAGATATTAAGAAAGCTTTAGGACTAGGCACAACAACCTTTCAAAATTGGCGAAAGGCTAACGGAATAGAAAATAAAATTAATAGAAAACAAAAGAAAGAGGAGAGTAAACTTATGAAATTTAACATTAATACAGCAAGTTTATTATTACCAGGAACATTTGGAGCAGAAGGAAAAGAGTGTATTACGATTTCAAAAAGTGGGTTGGCTTTGAGCGGTCCAGTTGTGAGACGACTAAACAAACCTGAATGGGTTCAATTGTATTTAGACGAATCAAGATTAGCATTGTTTGTCATTCCCTGTAAAGCGACGGACGAAGGCGCTAGAAGTTGTGTAAATCCGAAGTCAAAAAAGAAAGCAGGGTATCGTAAAAGCTGGTCAGGTAGCATTTTAGAGAAGGTATCAAAAACCAGCAAG